ATGGATGAGAATAAGGAAAGACGCAGTTCAACAGACGGAGTACCACCAGGACAGAGCGACAGAGTCAGGGTGGGGGCTCGGCATAGAGGCCTGACCGGTCAGCCACCGGGGGGACGGTACCAGGATATCTGCACAGTTTTTGAAACGTCAGAAAAAAAATCGAGCGACCCGCGACTTGATGAGCTGAAGGATATGGGGCTTGGTGCTTTTTGGCGCGGTCTGGCTGAGCAGATTGGTTATGACGACTTCATGCTGGTGTGGGCGTCGCTTTCTGAGCAGGCTACGGATGGAGATGATGGGCATCGTGTGTATATTCCTCGATTCGACTCATATCTGCGGTTTCAGAGGAACCGCTATATCGTCGCGCTGGCCAGTTCAGGTTCGAAACCGAGAGAAATCAAGCATCGTGTACAAGAAGACCTGAACGAGAACGTGCATGAGATGCATATCAGCAAAGTGATACGTCAAAAGGGCTGATTTCAAGCCGTTTTTACCCTTATTTTGCTTGTGCTGCCGTGCTTCAATCGGCAGCATGGCAAATCGTCGCGACCACAACTCACCGTTAACTGCTGTCAACTTCATTTGTGGCGGCTGCAGGTACAAATTCGCTTCTGATCCGGAGCGGATTGAGGACGCGCCAGAACGACATCACCCTTATCTGTACTTTGCAGAATGTCCGAAGTGTGGAGGCGAAGCTGAGCAGGTGTCTTGGGAAAAGGCGCTGATGGCGTCGATGGGCAAACATACTGGGCCCAAGACAAATGAGGGTAAAGCGGCCGTTACTGCCAATCTGGCAGGGCATCCAACACCTGAAGAAGCATTGAGAACCCGGTTCAATGCGATGAAGCACGGTTTACGCTCGACAGTCGCGACTTATTTCCCTGCGAAGCCCGGTAGTTATTCTCAATGTAAAACCTGTGACATCGACTGGGATGAGTGTGCGGGTTCGGTTGCCTGCATGAAACGTACAGAGCTATTCATGCGGCATCGTATTGCCTTTGAGAGCCGTGACCCAGGCATGTTGACTGACCTTCGTGCGGATCTGCAGGCGAATATTCAGGCGATTATCGACGATATCATTCTGGCCATCGTCAGTGATGGCGTCGCACTTCGAAACCCAGCCTATGATTTCGATAAGGATGGTGGTTTCCATATCGCCAAATATTTCGATTCTGACTCACGAGAAGAGCGCGTAATTGAAGAAATTAAGGCTCATCCACTCCTGAAAACGCTTTCTGAGTTCCTTACCAGAAACAACATGTCTCTGGCCGACTTCAGCATGACGCCGAAGGTGATGGAAGATAATGAAATCACCATGGGGAATCTCGCTGAAGAGAAAAACGACCGCGAAACCTTGCTCGAATATCAGCGACAGCAAACGAATCAGCTCAACAAGCTGGGTGAGCTTATTGAGCGAAGCCGGCAGCGTAGCAATAACGACCCTATAGCTGTTGAGTACGACGATGGCTGAGCGAATCAGTGCAAAGCGTCGGATCGAGATGGCCAACGTGGCAGAACGCGAGGTTATGCGCTTCAAAGATGATCATGCGCTGTGGCACAAGCATGTGCACAACGTCGAACTGGACTCTATGCAGGTGCTGAAATGCATTGAGATGGACCAGCACCAAAATACTGTTGATTACAGCTGCCGCCGGACAGGAAAAACGGCTGTTAAAGAGCTTTATAACCTCAAATACACAGCCACCAACTCAGATCAGGAGCTGGGTATCGTGGCACCTCGAGAAGCACAGTCACTGGTCAACCTTGGCTACCACCTGGATGCGATTCGACGCTCAGAAATCCTTGATAGCTGGCTGATGTATAAAGCCGGCCGGAAAGCCATGTCCGATACCAAGTACCAGTTTGCAAACCGGTCTATCGCTCAGGCTTACGGCATCATGGCGCAGATTGACGGTGCTGATATGACGATCGGCAGTATCGAAGAAATCGACGATATGCCATCCGAGCGTTTGAACTCACGTTTCCTCCTTACCATGGGCTCGACTCGACGACTTGGCGCCAGCAAAGATGCTCTGAACGACCCTCAAATTAGAATTACTGGAGTATTCAAAGGCGCTGACACGCTCACAGCGCTGATTGCGACCGGTAATTACCACGTTCTGCCGACGGTTGATGCTTATCTGGGCATCGAAATGGGCATATTGAACGAAAAATTCATCATGCAGATGCGTACTGAGTTGCCACCAGATGAATATCTTCGCCAGCTGCTCTGCAGAAACGTTTCATCCAGGAACCTGATCTGGGAAAAATATGTGCGTAAGGCAATGTCTGTAGGCCTTGCAGCAAACATCCAGCTGGCCGAGCCATTGCCTGGAATGAAATACAAGAGACGGGGCATGATTTCGTTCGGCTATGACGCCGGCGGGCATGGTGAAGATAAAAGTAGCTCTAAGCATGCCCTGGTTGTCACCGAGCAGATCGGTAACTTTGTCTGCTTCATCTATGTCCGGACATGGTCCGCCGGTGCAGATGACAGTGTCGTTCGTCGTGACCTGATTTCACTCTGGGAATACTTCATGCCCGACTATGCCTTAGGTGATGCCTATGGAATCGGCATGCTCACTCAGTTGAATGATGATCTGTTTGCTAAGGGGCTGACCGATATCGACCGTCGTGCCATTGGTGACGGAGATAGCACGGCGTCGACCTGGCCTGAGTGGCCATTCTCCCCACTGCGTTTCGAAGGGATAACCAAACACGCCATGGCCCGTGCACTGCGTGGCGTATTCCATAACAGTCAGGCCGCCATCCCTTACTTCGATGACAAAGACCCGCCTGCCGAATTCAGCGATATGCACGAGGTGGTCCGTCAGCTGCCGAACATTGTCCCCGTCAGCACAAAGGGCAGCTATGACAGCTATAAGCGAGCCAACAACAAAATTAATGATGACGTGTTTGATGCCGCGATGGCCTCAGTCTGGGGCATTGTTACTGCCGGCAACGCGGATGTGAAAACTGTCATCGTCACCAGAACCCGAAGCTATGACCAGATGCTTCCTGGGACAGGCTACAACATAGGAATGACGCAAGATGAAATTGGGTATCGGTAATCTCATTCAGATCCGCTTTGGTCGTGACAAGGCCATGCCGGACACACCATCGACGACACTGCCAGGACAAAAAGAACCCAGCACCGAACGAGGAAGTCGGGCCACGCCAGAAAACAGCCTGAAATACATGTATCGGGAAATGTGGGTAGATCCGGACCTGCGTGCATCGATACTCGATATTCGACGCATGGACCGGGAAGACGGCCGGGTTAAAAAGCTACACAACCGAATGGCCAGAACAGCGGTGAAAGGCGGCTTGAAACTCAAAACGGCCAGTAAAAACAAGCGAATCATCCGGCTCTGGAAGCAATTCGAGAGCAGGCTTCACCTTAACAAGCAGCAAAAGCTGGAATCTGATGCCCGCGGTCTGGTGATGGAAGGTAACTTACCGCTTCAGGTCGCGATAAACGGCCTCAAGATTGTCTCAGCCGTGATTCGTATGCCTTCAGAGACTATCCTGCCGCTGGTGGATCCTAATGGCCAGTTCCGTGACGTTCAGCATGCCTATGATCAGATAGACCTGACGACTGGCCAGCCGATGGCCGCGTTTGCGTTGTGGCAGTTGCAACTCGCCAGACTGGATCCGGATAGCTTTGATGATATGGGTGCAATGGGTCGGCCTTATCTTGATGCGAACCGTGAAGTCTGGAAAAAGCTGCGCATGACCGAAACCGATCTGGTTATCCGTCGCCGTCATCGTGCCCCTTTGCGTCTCTCTCACATACTTAAGGGAGCCACGCCTGAAGAACTTGAGGAGTATCGTGAAAGAACTGAGTCTGAGAAGGGCGAGATACAGACTGATTTCTACAGCAACAAAGAGGGCGGCGTAACACCGATTCAAGGCGATGCCGCACTGGACCAGATAGCCGACGTGACTTATCTGCTGGACACCTTCTATGCCGGCGCACCGGCGCCAAAAGGCCTGTTTGGTTATACCGGTGACCTGGCTCGTGACATTCTGGAAGACCTGAAGCGTGATTATTTCGATGAAATCGACGCGATGCAGGATATCCAGGCATCACTGTATGACCAGATATTCCGCCTTGATCTGCTGCTGCATGGCGTAAACCCCGAGAACTACGAGTTTCAGGTTGTCTTCAGCGAACGTCGTACCGACACGCCTAACCAGCGGGCTGATCTGGCACTCAAACACAAAGCGATCGGCATTCCTAATGAAATGGTCTGGGAAACAGCAGGCCTTAACCCGTCAGATGTATTGGCACAGCGTCAGGCTGAGGCAAACAGCAATGACCCGTATCCGGAAGAGTCAGCACACGGTCCGCAGCGGGTAAGCATCACGCCCGGTAATCAGCCGAAGGGCGAATCAGCCACGAGCGTAAATAATGGCTGAAAACATCCGGACTCAAATCAAGGCAGCCATTAAGAGAGCGTCAGCTGCAGCTCGTGCAAGCGCGAATAAGCTCGACCGTCAGGCTCTGGAAGACCTGACCCGGCTCTATCGAGAAGCGGCTTATCAGATGGCCGACACTATCGAGTCTTATGCCGACCATGATGGCTCGCTGAAGCTGACCAACATGCAGGATCTGCTCAGTCAGGTGGAACAGCAGCTCGACACGTTATCGGCAACACGTGACGCCTTGCTTGATAGCAAGATGACTGAATCGGCCTTGCTGGCCACCTCAGCATTTAGCAGTGACGTGGCCCGAGTTGGTGCGTCGTTGAATCAAATAGCAAACGATGCCGTGCTGCAGGCGAGAGCATTCATTGCCGAAGACGGCCTGCAGCTCTCTGATCGTATCTGGCGTATAGACAACAATGCGAAACGGTCTGTGGGTGATGCCATCCAGTCGGCCATTATTCAGGGGCAGTCAGCGGCGAATGCTGCTCAGGAGTTTATCTCCGGAGGTAAGCCCATACCTCCGGACCTTAATAGCAAAATCAACAGTGCCGATGCCGTCAGAGTGGGTCGGGAAGCCTCAAGCGCCTTGATCAGAACAGACGGTAACGCTTACAGCCATTCGCTCAGACTATTTCGAACTGAAATCAACCGGGCACATAATGACGCCTATGAGGCAGCAGCTGCAGAGCATCCGGATGCAGTCGGTACCCGTTTTTTGCTTTCACCTATGCATCCCGAGGTCGATATCTGTGATATGCATGCCAATGCCAACCTGTACGGCCTTGGCCCCGGTGTTTACCCATTCGGGAAAAATCCACTGCCGGCGCATCCGAACACATTGAGTTATAAAGAAGTCGTGTTCGCCGATGAAGTGACTGATCTGGATAAGGACAACAAAACGGATCGCATTGCCTGGTTAAATGCTCAGTCAGTCACCCGGCAAAATGAAATTCTGGGGCGGGGTAAAGGCTGGATGCTGCGTGAGGGGTATCTCACTCAGGGTGCTATCAATACACCATGGGCTGTGCTCAAAGCCAGACTGGAACGGCAAGGCGTGACGTTGCCGACATTTCGTATCGAAGGGCCGCTGGTGGAAGTGGTGCGGCGTTCCGATAAGGTCGCGCCCGTGTCAGCGGCGTTTAATGTGCTCGAGTTCAAGCAAATTAGTCATCACGTTTTGGACAAAATCGACAGTGTTCATTCCGATGGTGCTTTGCCTGTTATACCGCTGACACGCACGACGAGCAAAGAGGGCGGCGCCTATGGTTTGTACTCCCGGACACATCCGGATAACGGTGATCAGGCTGTTAAAATTGCACTCAACCGAAAATCGCCACACCCTGAATTCACACTAGCCCATGAGATAGGCCACTTCATCGACCATAAAGGCCTGCCCGGTTCCTACATGAGCTCCGAGTATCATCCTGTGATGGAAAAGTGGCGTAAAGCCGTGATGGAGTCACCGGAAATTCAGTGGCTTCAGCAGTTATCGAATACCAGTGACCAGGTCGTTATCGAAGGCAGAGTCCACCGAATCCCGAAAGACTATATTTCCTACCTGTTGCGCCGGCGTGAGATATGGGCTAGAAGTTACAGTCAGTGGATCGCTATGAAGTCAGGCGATACAAAGCTGGTGGATCAGCTCAAAGCTGAAGTCAATCAGGATGCAAAACGTAAGCTGCCTTTGCCGGGTCAGTGGCGTGAAGAAAACTTCGGGCCCATTGCTGAGGCGATCGAGGAGCTGTTTAAACAAATGGGGTGGTTATGACGGTAAGTGCAAAAGTAATGTGGATGGAAGTATTTATCGACGGCAAACAGCACAAGCTGACTCAATGGGAAGAGGAGGCTGCTGTCGAGGGTCAGTTTTATTTCCGGAGTGTGGAAGGAATAGGTTCCTTTTGTGTGGTTGATCATCTGGGTAACCCTGTTCCTGATGCTGTGGAAGAAGGTAATTAGTAAAGGATCGTTATGAGTCACGAAAAATTTGACCGTAAAAAAGCAGAGCTCATCGAGCAGGGTTTAAGCCCTGAGGCTGCTGCTTTGCTTGCCGCCATGCAAACGGGCGAATCTGATGGCACAGTCGACCTTAACCCCGAACAGGACACCACTAACTGGACCGAGGAAGACTGGTACCAGAATAATCTTCGTCTGGGTATGAGTGAGGCCGAGGCACGGTTCGTGGCACAGGTCGAATCCGGCACTATTGACATCAACGATCAGGAGGTTGATTACTGATGGCAGCCACGCAGCATAACGTCCAGTCACTCAGACCCGAGGTGAAGTGCCCGAACTGTCGGAAAACGATCTTTGACGGCGATGTTATTAAGTCTCGCATTGTAAGAGTTCTAGCAAACGGAACTGAGGCGAAGTGCGCGAACTGCAAAACATGGGTATCTTTGCCATTGATCTACTCAGCCGCATAAACATTAAGCATGGAGAGGTTAGCGATGACGGACATCAAAGAAGGTTTTTTAAGGCAACGACGCAATCTTATGGCTATTACGATTGTGATCTTCCTTTCTTATTTTTGGGATGTTGAGTTCAAGACGATTAATATTCTGGGTAATACAATCGATTTGAACCAAGGTAATAACGTCTATTTTGTCCTGTGGACCTTGTTGTTTTACTGGTCTTGGCGTTATAGGAATTATTTACTTGAGCTCAGACCGCTTGGGATAATGGATTCACTTGAAAAAGCCCGTTACAGGTTGTGTTATGAATGGCTAGAACGTAACTCTACGAAGCAGTGCTTTTGGGACAACACTTCTCATTCAGTTCGAGGCCAGGGTCCAGTCGATGCCTCAGGAATTAAAAGCGTTAACATTGACCCATCGTCATCAGGCCTGACCAACCGCCTATTGATTATTCAACTCGGCATTATTAACGACCCTCAACCATGGAGAGGTGACAACATTACAGTTGATATCAATCTTTCCTTGTGGCGGTTCTTATCCATCCACTATAAAGCCATCATGCATGTCATAAATGACACCAGGCTGTTCAGTGAATACATATTTCCGCCTCTAATGACATTGGCCTTTATTGGTTATTGGTTGATATGTCATCTGCTCACCACATGTTGAATCAGTAATAAATATTCTCTATATTTTCTCATTATGAGAATGTATAGAGAAAACCATGTGTGAAGGTATCCGCTTTCGCAAAAACAAAGAAATCCTGACCAGCCTCTATCGCCACGAAAAAGCCTTGTTACCGGTGATGCTTAAAAGCGGCGAGCAGATTCTGTTGCCTTGGGGCCGCAAGCACGGCCAGCCCGGTGAACTGCCGTTCGGTGGCTGGGCCAAACTGGATGCTATTCACGGTGGCTATTGGGACAGGTTTTTCCCGACGCCCGTTAAAATCCCTTGCCTGTATTACATGCTTATCGACCATGAGGGCCGTGAAAAGTGGTACCCGAATGTAATGAAAAAAAAGATTCAGGGTTTACTTGCTCAAGGCAAGAATGAGCGGCGCGTGTATATCGTGACAGTTGAGCCTGATGTCGATATGGTGGACTTTCACTCACACACGCCCCGGTTGGTGGCGGACATAAACGCAAAAGACAAATAGGAGGTTTTGTGGCACCAATCGATTATATGGAGCTGGCCAAGCAGCTAAACCCTTGGATTGCTGCAGCAGGAGCGTTGCTAGGTGTAATTGTAGCGGGGTTCATCAATCTGACCTCACAGGTACTAGTTGGTTGGCTGAAACGAAGATCTGAAGCGAAAACACTACGTATCGCACTGCTTTCTGAGATATATGGAATAGTCAGTATCATCGAAGTCAGAGGTTACATAGCCGGGTTAAACGCGGCGCCCCAAAAAATGCACAAGGCTGGAGTCGACACCTGGTCGTTCGGCGTGAAGATGGCTGAGAACTATTGCCCTGTGTATCACGCCAATGCGTTCAATATCGGTCTATTGAAGCCCTCAGAGGCATCCCATATCGTCGGCTTCCATCAGATCATTCTATCGGTGATTCAGGATGTAACGCCCGGCGGGGTCTTATATGACGGTGGTACAGCTGACCAGTTTGGGGAAGCTGCGGCCCTTCTTGAGCATGCTGTTGAAATGGGAAATAACCTTACAAAGAAAGCCGGTATCCCAAACGAGCCAAAATCTTAAGCACAATTTACCCCTGTTTTGCTTGTCCTGATGCGGGAAACTGAATACCGCTAAAAGGTATAACGCACCCCGAAGCGAAAAGCCTGGCAGACCGTCTTACCCCTCGGTCTGTCAGGCTTTTTTTATGGACGGAATTATGCGACGAGCAAACATCATCAGACTAAGCGAAGACGAGCGACGCTCGATTCGTTTCCTTTCCGACCGGGTGGACGCCCGGCTGCTGTCAGAACGTGATGGCAAAACCACGGCGGTTATCACCGTGACCCGTACCGGTAAGTTTTTTGACCCTCGGTACGACAGCTTTGTGATTGATAAGTCGATGCTGCTCAGCATGGTGAAAAACTTCGAAGGCAATGTTTACGGCCAGGACATCGTGCTCGATGTCTCGCACATGCCGCATAACGGCGCTGCCGGGTTTTTCAAACGATTGTTCCTGGACGGGAACAAGCTCCGCGGTGAAGTGGAGTTCACGGAATACGGTGTCGATGCGGTGACGAAAAAAGGTTTTGTCTACGTCTCTGCCGAGTTCGATGAGAACTTTGTCGACAACGAAAAACGTGAAGCCCACGGCCCAACGCTTCTGGGGGCCGGCCTGACCCCGAGACCAGTCATCAAGCACCTTGATCGGGTGCAACTATCCGAAGAGGCGCTGGATGGCGCTCCAATGACGCTGGTTTCAGATCGTATTGCCCGACTACTGAATGAGGAAATGGACATGAAAAAGTACAAACAAGCGTTGATGGCGGCTCTGGGCAGCCTGAAACTTTCTGAGGCTGTTGTTAAGCAGCTTGGTGAAGCATTTGAAGCCGCGGCCACTCCGCTGGGTGATGACGAAGCGAAGCTGAAGGCGCTGTCGGCTAAGTTCGAAGAAACTGGCAAGCAGCTGGCCGAATCAATCGGCGACAAAGAAGTAAAACTCAGCATCGAAATGCCCGCCGCTCCAGCAGCTACTCCTACTGCCACGCCAGCAGATGACAAGGGTGCCAAAACCCTGTCTGAAGATGATGTGAAACGCATCATGCAAGAATCTGTCGCTGCTGCGAATAAGGCAACTCAGGATGCAGCCAAAAAACTGAGCGATAACCAGGCAACCTTTAAAAAGGCACTGGATGAGGCCGAAGGCCTGAAGGCGCTGTCTGAAGACACACTGAAATCATTGCATGGTGCTGCCGATCTGATTACTGGTGATATGACCGAAGCTCAAGTCAAAGCACTGGCTGAGCATCAAATCAAACTCGGTACAGAAATGGGTGTCACCCGTCAGCTGTCGGGTATGGGCTTTCAGGTTTCTGGTAATGCACATATCTCTGTCGATGACAGCAACAGCGTTAAATCACTTCAGGAAACAGTTGATCAGCGTCTTGGCTTTGCTGGCATGGCCGACTCTCGCCGTTATGCCAACACAGGCGGTCAGTTGCAGGACGCGAATAAACAACTGGCTGAAAAAGTACTGGCGCAGTTTGACGCGGCAAATGCTCACCAACTGCGTGAAGAGCGCAAGATGTTGTCTGGTGGCGATGGTTTGGTTTCTGACGTCGCGGTTCCGGCTATCTTTGAACGTACTGTTATCCGTGAGGCGTTATATAGCCTTGTCGGTCTGCAGTTTGTCGATGTGGGAACGCTGCCGTTTGCTTCCTCAGCATTAATTCCTTACAGCTACCGCGATACCACTGCTGCAGGCCGTAACAGCACTCGCCGTTATGAAGGCCAAGGCATTAACCGCGCCGGCATCATTCAAACGTCTGACACCGCTTACCCGATTCCTCAGAAATTGGCATTCGAAGTGTCTGACGAACTGCGTTATCTGACAGGCAGCGGCATCTTGAACTTTGATGCAGCCATGGAAAACGTGAAAAACGCCTCTCGCATCATCGGTGAAGACACCGAACAGATGATCTTCAATGAAGTGCTGAACAGTGCTGACGAATATGGTGCTGTAGCGGTTGCTAATGAAGTCGTTGCGGATGTTGACGGCACCAACAACATCTTTGTGTTGGCCAACTTCCCTGTAGTCCGTCCTCGTGCCATTTATGACCTGCAAGGCAATCAAGTCGGTAACACGGTGAACCCTGTCACTGTCGAGTATGACACTGGCGGTGGTTATAACCCTGTGTCTGAGTTCGACGGTACCGGCGAACAGGCTGCAGGCACTTATTACGTGCTGGACTTCAACCAGGGCGAAATCTACCTGGTAGACGAAGAGGGCGCCATGGTAACGCCAGCTGATGCTCACAATATTCGTGTCAGCTACAGCCGCTCAACCAACGTTTATGCCTTCAACTCCGACAACGGCTCCGTTGAGATGGATCTGTATTGGAATCAGTTCCTGTATCGCTATGGTCTGCGTAAGTCTGAAATTGAAGACAACCGCTTCCACTCGGCGAACTTCGGTTTGATGTCTGGTACTGCGATGAACCAGGTAGAACAGGCTCGCCAGTTTGCTGCCAACTTTAACCGAAACGGTACTGACCTGGCATCGAACGGTAACCTCGGTCGCATTAAAGACGTGCCTAACTTCAAGACCAGTGCACCCGGTCTGAATATGGGCGACCAGCGTGTGATTATCGGCGAACGTGGCCAGACCCGCCTGCGCATGATGAAACCGTGGTCAATGGGTGAGCTGGAAAACCAGAAAGACGCTAACGGTCGCTTTACTGGCAAGAAAGAAGCCTATGGTGACCAGTTCCTCGTGCTGCACACCCCAACGCCGCTGAAACGTGCTTACACCTCGATGGTGTTGTACAGCGCAACGGCCCGTGTTGCTCGTACAGCTGCCTAACTAAAACCGGCCCCGCCTCAGGCGGGGCCATTACCTTGAGGTGAGTTATGGCCACAGTACCCGTCGAAAATAAAACTGAATTCCCGAAGCATGTCGCCGGCACGATTATTCCGCCAGGCGAAACACGCTTTTTTGAAGAATCCACGCTGCCGCCTTATCTGCGTAAGCCAAAAGTGGCGGCTGTTGAATCTCAGCCAACTGGTTTTGAGCTCATTAATGATGCCGAAATGCTTGCTACGGCAATGCTGATCGAGTTATTGGACCGGCCAGTTAAAGAAGTCAAAAAACAACTGCACACACTGCCGCTTGCCGGGCTGAACCAGTTGGATGCGATGGAGCAGGCAGGCGGTAATCGCTCAACGTTGATTAACGACATCACCAACGAGCGTCTGCGCCGTGCTGAAATCGAAAATAACGCGGAGCTGACCTCTGTCGAAAAATACGTTCAGGTGCACCGTGTCGGCTGAGTTTCACAATCTGCTGGATATCTCTCCGAATACGCTGGTCGACGCGATGCGTCGGCTGGCCTATCCGGTGTATCTGGGTGACTACAATCTCAATCTGGTCGGGGTCCGTTGTCTTTTGGATAAGGATTCCAACGAGTTTAATGATGTGCTGGCCGTGCTTTACACGCTCAATGGTCGGCAGCATCTGCACTGCATTCCCTTTACCACTGACCCCGGCGAACACTACCGGGAAAATCCGATTAACTCACTGGGCACAGCGGTTCTTGTGCCTGGTCACTATCCCGGTTGCTGGCGTGTGGGTTCCCATCGCGGCCAGTATCAGGCATTGGTGCAATGCGCCAGCATGACTGTGTACCGGGACAACGATAAGGACGCGGAGCTGGACACGGATGTCTCTACCGAGTCGGGCCTGTTTGGCATTAATCTGCACCGTGCACATGCCAATCTGCCGTCGGATGAGGTAAACCGCTGGTCTGCTGGCTGTCAGGTTGTGCCTGATCCGCTGGACTTTGACCTCTTAATGGCACTGGCGCGTAAGTCCGTCTCTCTCTATGGCGTGTATTTCAGCTACACGCTGCTGACGGAGGACCAGCTATGAACCCGATGGCTTATTTCATTTTGGCTGCTCTCCTGTTTGGGCTCTGGGGCGGTTACGAGTTTCGTGACGCCAGAGCCGAAGCTGAGCGGGTGGCTGCTGTTGAAGCGGCTGTTAAACAGGCCAAAGAAGATGAAGCGGTTTCTCGTGAGCAGGAAATTGAGCTTCGTAAGTCGCAGCAAAAAACACAGGTCGTTTACAAGACCATTACCAAAGAGGTTCCGAAATATGTGCCGGTTATTCAAAAATCTGACAGTGAGTGCAATTTGTCTAGGGGCACTGTCCGCTTGTTCAACGACGCCGCCGCTGAACGAGTGCCCGAAACCACCGGTGTCGATGACCCAGCCGATACCGAGCCTTCCACCGTTACAGAAGCCAGACTGATCGATTATGGCTTCGATGTTATTGAGCAGTACAACCAGGTTAAAAACCAATGTAATGCGCTCATCGAGTGGCACGAGAAAACACATAACAGGGAGCGGCGATGATAGACAAGGATCCGTCGGCATTTTCATTACTGACGTATTGCTGGGTTTTGGCCTTATCTACATGGGGCGGGATTGTCGGTTATATGCGTAAGCGTCGACTGGGCATTATCAAGCGGTTCTCGATCGTCGAGTTTATCGGCGAAATGATGACCTCTGGCTTTGCCGGCATGATGACGTTTTTCCTGTGTAACTCAGCCAACCTTGACCCGATGCTGTCAGCGGCCCTGATCGGCATATCCGGACACATGGGGTCACGGGCGGTGTTCATGCTCGAAGACTTTCTACAGCGGAAATTTGGTGAGGCGTAATCCATGGCTGGCACTCTGAGCAAAGCGGACTTAATCACTGACCACAAAGCCGGTATGGGCAAGTCAGCGACCAAGTTCACGGCTGCCAACGATGCCGACTTTGAGCGGCATCTGGGCAAAGCTGTCAGAGCCTTTTCACGTATCCGCCGCCGGACACTGGTCGGCACGATATCACTCACCGCTGACGAGTCTTATTATCCGGCCCCGGCCGACATGATTGCGCCCAAAGTCTCCAAATGGGGGCAGGGCAAATTGCAGCCCTGGGATGATGGTTACGCACCGCTCCCCAGAATGTCGATGTTTGAAGATGACGGCGTGAACATGATTCAGCTTTACCCTGCGCCGACATCGTTTCAAATCTGTCTGTTTGGCAGCCAGTACAGCTTCTTTTACCTGGCAGCGCATGAGATTGGTGAGCAGGCTGCTGACACGACTATCAAAAACGGTGACCGGGATCTGTTTCTGCTGCTCGCCACTATTGAGGCTGTGCGTGAGCTTGCAGCCTCTGGCATCACAGAACCCGTTCAGCTACATCGTGGCATGGGCGCTGTTAACTCGAACATGACACCAGCAGCGCTGCTGGAAGTGCTGGGCAGAGAACTGGAGCGCTATCGATGAGCTTTTCAGTCGATGTCAATGCCCGTCAGCTGATCGCAGGCCTTAACTATTATGTGAAGGCGCTGCCTGAACGCATCGATGAAGGTGTCAGCCGTGCAGCCTTCGAGGTCGGCCGTGAAATGGCAGACCATGCTCCGAAAGCACACTCAACACTGGTCAGCAGTATCAAACCTGATCAGGTGGCGCTGATGGAGTGGCGCGTTGGGCCGCATGTGAACTATGCAGCCGATGTGGAATACGGCACCGAAGGCGGGGGCTTTGTCCCGTTCGATGTTCTGTTTTCATGGGTACAGATAAAAGGCATTCAGCCGCGTAATCCGGAGTGGACGCTGGAGGATGTCACCGTGGCCATTCAGGACAAGATTCTGGCTAAAGGCACACCGGCACAGCCGTTCGCTAAACCTGTTGTTGATAGCGGCTTTGCCGAGCAGGCATTGATGCGAAATCTACTCAATAAAACCAGACAAGCCAAACAGGAGGCCGGTCTATGAACTGGTATGACGTTGCTCTGGCACTGCATCTTTTCATGGTGAATCACACCGATCTAGATGGTTATGTCGTCCAGTTCGGGGCAAAGGTGCCTATTCCAGATGCGAAAACGGTCGTGCTGATTCGGGGTCCGCATACGCCTAGAACAAATGAACCCAAAAGCCGCGAGGAGCTGACCCTGTTTGTTGAGTGCTGGGAGTCGGGTTCAGACAGTGAGTCAGAAGCACCCGAAGTGGCATATGGCCTGCTGGCCACTTTCGAGAAGAAAGTCTTCTCCGTGATTAATGACTTCGGCAAAGGTGACCAGCGTATTCAAGATAAACCAATTCGGGTTCGGGTCGGTGACGCCGAGCCTGACGGCGATATGTTCCGGCCCATGGTCGGCAGCCGGACCCGAGTCACTATTTCATGGCTATAGGAGGAAACACCATGCCAGCAACTGATAAAAAAGCCGCACCCCGAACAGAAGTAGAACTGAAAAAGGTGCATACCCATGCCGGCGAGCCTAAAGAGCCGGGCGACAAAATCAGCGTGACCGAGCGGCAGAAAGTACGCCTCGAAAAGCGCGGCATCATTTAATCGACCCGTCTCAAAGGCCGGGAATTTTTAGTTAAAGTCATAAGGAGTAAACACTATGGCGGGTGTAATTGCTGAAGGTACGATGTACCTCAATCGAATTGTGGACGGTGTTGCCCAGGGCCGCGTTAAGGTTCCCGGTCTGGCTCGTTTTTCCGTTTCCCCACAGTCGGAAAAGAAAGAAGCCAAGTCTAAGGACAAAGGCAAATATGGTCAGGTAGTGGCTGCAGTGCTGTTGCCGCAGCCTACGGAACTGGGCATTACCATTACCGACGTAGATGGTCCGGCGTTGGCCATGGCACTTATGGGTGACCTGGAAACCTTGTCAGTCAGTGGTGGCACCGTCACCGATGAAGTTGTGACAGCCAAACTGGGTCAGTATCTGGACTTGGCTCAGAAAAATATTACTGCCGCGACCGTAGTCGTGCAGGATGTCACCGACACCACCACCTATGATGAAGGTGTCGACTATGAGATCAACTATGCCATGGGCTGGATTATGCCGCTGGCAGGTGGTGATATCTCGGCAGATGATGTGCTGCATATCGATTATGACCATGGCGCGATTGCCGGTCAGCGAATCAAAGGCTCAACCCGTGCCGAAGTGCGTGGCGAGATGGTGCTCGATGGCCGCAACCTGGCAGACGGTAAACCACTTACAGTCGTTGTCCATGAAGGCATTGTGGCTACTGATGGTGAAGTCGACTTTATGTCTGATGACTTCGTCGAACTCGCTATGGGCGGCACGATGGCCACACCAGATGGTAAGAACGAGCCGTACTATGTCGATTATGGTCAGACGCTAAGTTAATCGCGGTTCAGCCTGTCAGGGATGACGGGCTGATATAAGCGAAATTTACCCCTGTTTTGCTTGCCAAAGTGAGCCATTATCGGGCTTGACTGATAAAAGGTAAGCATCTGCAAAAGCCACGGTCCTCTAGCGAGGTCGTGGCTTTTTTATTTGGGGCACTATGGCTGAAGACGTCAAAATCCATCTTAAGGCAGAAAACGATGCCAGTTCCGAGGTGCAACAGGTCACGCTTGATGCTGAAGAACTGGCGAAGGAGCTCCGTAACGCTGCGAAGGCTGCAGATGAATATGCGCCAGCGTTGGGGAAGGTGGCAGACGAGCTGGACAGCCTGACAAAACAGCAGCGCATTGTTCAGGAAATAAAAGCGCTTAAAACTGAGCTGCTGGGTTCGACCCGAGCCTTAATTGACGCTAAGGACAAAACTAAACGACTCGCTGCTGAGGTTAAAGGCTCAATTGGTTCTAACAAAGAGCTGAATAAAGAGCTGTCTAATTCCAGAGCCAGACTTAAGCAGCTGGCCAGTGTTCAAAAAGAGCAGATCAGCAACTATCGACGCCTTAAATCTGAGGCTGAATCATACGGCATCAACACCCGTAATCTGAACACAGCTCAGCGAAGTCTAAGCTCATCCATCGAGGCAACCACCAAAAGAGCGCGTGACCTACAGTCACAGCTCGGTAAAACGTCAACCTCTGCCAGAGCGGCTGGCGATGCAGTCTCTGATGCAGGGAAGGAAGCACAGGGGTTTTCTGATCAGGTTAAAGGTGCAACTGCTCGTGTTGTGGGCTTTGTTGCCGCGCTTCTCAGTATTCAGAAGGGCAAGCAGTTTCTGACAAGTGTCCTGGAGACAGGCGGTCAGTTCGAGACGTTTGAAACCCAGCTCGAGGGTGTGTTCGGCTCAATCGAAGAGGCTGAGGGTGCATTTAATTGGATCGAAGATTTCACCGAAGACGTCCCGCTGCAGTTGGACCAGACGCTCGAAGCGTTTGTCCGGCTTAAAAACTTTGGTCTGGATCCCATGGACGGGACTATGCAGGCGCTGGTGGATACAAATGCCAAGCTGGGCGGTGGCCAGGAGCGACTGAACGGCATTATTCTCGCTGTTGGCCAAGCCTGGGCGAAACAGAAACTGCAGGCCGAAGAAACTCTGCAGCTGGTCGAGCGTGGTGTGCCTGTTTATGAGCTGCTTGAGAAGGCAACCGGTAAGACAGCTGGCGAACTGGAGGAGCTGAGCCGAAACGGTGAGCTCGGTCGTGATGCCATCAAGGCGTTAATCGATGAGATGGGCAAGGGCGCTGTCGGACAAGCTGCGAAGGAAATGTCCAACTATCGAGGCATTGTCTCGAACCTGAAAGATGACTTTGTCCAGTTCCTGAATCAAATCGCCGATCAGGGTGTACTGGATTACTTCAAGGGGCAACTGCAACAGGTCCGGGACACCATTCAGCAAATGGCCGATGACGGCCGTCTCGAGCAGCTGGCCAAGCGTATATCTGACTTCATGATCACCGGTGCTGAGGCGACGAAAAACTTCCTCGGCATTATTGTTGGCCTGAGTCGGGAGCTCAAGATTCTGGCCGGCGCATTTCTCGCGCTCAAATTTGGTGGAATGCTCCAGGGCTTCTGGGGGATGGCTACCGGCGCTGCCGCTGCGACCACCAATATTAAGGCATTAACGCTGGCATTAATCCGCACCGGCTGGGGAGCAATTGCTGTCGGTGCTGGCATTCTAGTCGGCAAGTTATGGGAAATGAATGAGGCCAGCGCAGAAGCAGCTCGCCGGCAGCAAGAGCTCGCCGACAAACAGCGGGAGGTCGACGACGTTTATGCTTCGCTGTCTGACCGACTTGGCATCCAGATCAGAAATAGCCGTGAGCTCACCGAGGCAGAACGTGAAGGCCTGATCGTTTTCAGCGAGAAGACGCGACAGTATGAGTTGGTCAAACAGAAAACAGAAGAAGTCATTGATGCTGCGAGCCAGTATAAGTCAGAACTGAGTGGTGTCACCGAGGGGATAAACCTTCAGGCTCAGGCAATCGTTAATTCTGCAGCGAGTGGTCAGGCATTTGTTGAACGCCTGGCGATGATGAAAGAAGAATCGAGTGGTTTGGCCGGTGAGCTGGAGCGCATGAATGCCGCGGACTTTCTGAACTTCGCTCGAGAGTTCAAAAACGCAACTAACAATGATTACCTGCCGGCCGCTGACGAAATAGAAACGCACAATGCGATTATTTCTGAATCTTGGCGCCGGTTGAATGTTGATGTCGAGACACTGGCCTCCGGAATGACATCTTCAGGCGCTTCCGCGATGGCTGCGTTTGACTTATTGGCCGAAAATGCCGGTGCGAACAGTAAGATCATCACTGAGGCTTTTAATGGTGCGCTGAACACTGTTCAAACCACGCGAGGGCTGGAAGAGCTAAAACGACGTATCGAAGAGTTTGGTCGTTCTGGCCGTCTTACTGGTGACCAGGTTGATGAGGCACTGGAAAAAATCAAGGCCAAAACCAGTCAGGTTGATGAGCAACTTATTAAAGCCCGCGAAGCACTCCGGGAACTAGGGCAGGGCATTAACAGTGCTGAGACGGTTTCAGCGCTCAATGATATCGGTATCGCCGCTGCTCAAGCCTGGCAGGACGGCAAAATCAGCGCCGAAGAATATCTCGAGGTCATGGCTCAGGTCGACGCTCAGAAAGAAAAGCTGATCGAAACGACCAACCGCCTGACTGAGGCAGAAAAAGAAGCGGCTGACGCTGCTAAAGAAAAAGGTGACGAGGAAGAGAAGTCGACCGAAAAAGTTATCGTCGCTCGTCAGGCGGCTACCGAAGCTTCACGCATGGAAGCCGAGGCCATGGCCAAAGCCCGTGAAGAGGTGAACAAAACCGCACTGGCCCACGGGTATGGCATCGAAGGCTTGAAGAAATACTGGGACGCCGTTGAAGACCTGACGGCTCGCTATGTAGAAGCGAACAAAAATGCCCAGAACATGGCTGCCAGCGTGGCACAGCTCGACGCGAATGCAAAGGTCTCGGTCAGCTCGCTCGAGGGCTATGCAAAGGGCTTGGAGTCGGCAATCCGTGGCGGTGATGAGTTAAATAGCCAGTCATTGAGCCAGCTTCAATCTGCTTTATCGGCTGTGCGTAGCCGGATTCAGGCTATCAAGTCAGAAACGGAGTCTGCCAAGAACGAGTTGAGCGGTTTTGAAAGCGAGCTGGCTGGCCTGCAGGGTGATCAGCAGCGAGTTCAGGAGATTCAATACCAACAGCGTCGGCTTGATCTGCTCAGCAAGATTAAGGCGGCAGAGGCATCCGGTAACACATCCGCTGTTCAGAACTACAAGGAATCCCTTTCTCTCCTGGAGCAGATCAACCGCATCAAGCAACAGAACATTCGTGATACAGAGCGCGAAGCGCAGCTGCAGAGACAGTCTCAGGCAACACCCCAAACCCAGAGTCAGGTTGCTCCCGAGTCCGCGAGCAGAACAATTCGCATGGTCCTTGAATCCGACGATGGCCGACATGCATCGGTGTACGCCAGCGAAGGCGATGCTGACAACGTGATTGAAATGATGACCAAGGCAAAAGGAGTCAGCGCCCGATGACTATCACGCTTGAGGCTATTGGCTTGCCAGACGACCTTCTCTGGAGTGATGAATACCTGTGGTCGCCCGTTAAACAGAGCATGCAGCTCTCACTCAGTGGTAAACCGATTATTCAGGAAGCTGCACAGGTTAAAGGCCGCCCAATCACACTGGAAGGTGATCAGGAATCAGCCTGGGTAACAAAGCAGACCCTCGAACAACTCCGTGCCCTTGAAGCGACCCCGAATAACGATATGACGCTCGATTATCACGGCAGCGCCTTCACCGTGCGTTTCAGCAGGAGCGACGGCAACCCCATTGAGGCAAGGCCTATTGTCGGCTTTGCCAACCCACAAAATGACGATGTTTACAGTCTTCGGCTGAAACTGTTCACCGTTTAGGAGCAAGAAATGCCTATCCAATCTCAGGACATAAAAATTTTTGCATCGGACGCCATGAACGATGCTGACGAAGGCGGTGGCGCGATTACCGGACAGGTCATCGTTGATGGCCAGAGCAACAACATTTTTCAGGATATCAGCACGCTCGACCGGGTTTATGGTGCTGTGCATATGCGTAAGGTGTTTCCTGCTGTCAGCATTCAGACTCAGGATATTTACTTCGGCAGCCATGTGATCATCAGTAAATTGCCAGGTGATCAGAAAATCGGTGTAAACCTGTTTAATACTGAGGACTGGTTTGACCGCCGACCCGCTGCACAAAGCCGAGTCGAAAACTACCGTGCAAAAGGGGCGAACTACACAGGCTTCCTGTTTGCAACGCAGTACAAAGGCTCCAAAGTCGTCACCATTTTTCAGAGTGAAAGCGCGCCGATTCCGGGCGTGGGTGATGTTCTCTATCTACATCAGCTGTCAGAGACGCAAACCCAATTCATCAAAATCACTAAGCTTGATGACCGGGTGCAGGAATTTACAGATGCAAGCGGCACATTCCGCCGGCGCATTTTAGAGCTTGAGATCAGCCAGAGCCTTGAGTATGACTTTGTCGGCGCTCAAATTTCACGACTGGATACACTGTCGCCGCAGGCACAAATCAAGCAGACCGTCGTCGCCAATGCTGCGAAATATTTCTCAGCGCGGCCTTTGGCGGTGGCTGGCGCAGCTGAAGATTCTGTGATTGAAGTTGATACGGTTTACAGCCAGGTTATCCCGAGCAGTCTGCAGGAGCTCTCCATCACTGATGCCGATATCAACGGTGTGTCGGTGCCGTTGGTCGCGTCAGATAACGGGCCAGTCACACTGAGCATTTCCAATAGCTTCGGGCCCAACCTCAGCTTTTATGCTGGCAGCCCGATTCTGCCGGGCAGTTTCAGTTTTGCTTCTGGTGGCAACACCATTGTTGATGAAGGCGGCACGCTGAAATCGGGCAATACGGCAGTAGGAACGATTAATTATCTCGAGGGAAGCTGGACATTCCTCGCAACCAGCCCGACGTATTCGGGCACAAAGAATGTCGTGTTTAAACCGGCAGCGGTGCCGCAACAGGTGAGCAATACCGGTACGGAGGCGATTACCGAAGCCAATCGTGGGCTGATTTATAACTACACCATGCTACCGCTGGCGTTACCCGGTTCGGTGCAGGTGAGTTATCGTTCGCTTGGCGAGTGGTACACGCTTTACGACGATGGCAACGGCAAAATTGAAGGGATTGAAGACGGTATCGGTACCGGTACCATCAATTACAGCACCGGCACATTGACAGTGACGCTGGCAGCGCTGCCGGATGAAGGCTCGCAAATCATTTACACCTGGGGCAAACCGGTGAGATACAGCAACAGAGCGAACCAGACGCCTGACCCGCTGACCTTTCTTATTCAACTGGCACATACCGGCATCGCGCCTGGCACATTCGATATCAGCTGGACGGGTGCAGACACACTGGCAAAAAGCGCCTCAGCTGATGTGTATGGGGTAATTACTGGTGATGCGACGGGCACCATTAACCACGTCACCGGTGAGGTGGAGATTCGCCCGAACGCGATGCCGCTGGGTGGCACGGTGTTCGATGTGGATTATCAGTACGGAACACCGCTGACTAAAAATTTCACAGCACCGGTGAAGTCGGGTGGTGACTTAACGCTTGATCTGACTTACGTCAACATTGAGCCGAACACACTGGAGCTGAAATGGCCGGTCGAGGCGGATCCACTGGACTGGGAATCTCGTGACGAAAAGCTGTCTGTTCAATCAGTATCGGGTGAAGCGATTGCCACAGATGATGGCAACGGTAATATCAAGCTTGCAGATGGCACTACGCTCGGTACCATCAACTACAGCACGGGCATCGTAACCTTTAACCCCGACATCAGCGGTAACGCATACAAGGCGGTGTTTGATAACACCTTCGGCGGGCGTGCGCCGTCAGGCACTGGCAGTATCAGAACGGTTTATGACTTCCAGCAAGTCGGCACCACCGAAGTGACGGTCGGCCTGTTATACCCGACAAACGGTTCGGGTTACGTTAACACCAAGTTCAGGGCAGCTGATTCACCATCTTCAGTGAGTACGCAGGTCACAGTGACCCAAATGCAAGTTGACCTGACTGACGGTTTCGATGAAACGCTGGTACCGGGTTCAGTCCGGTTCCGGTTGGCCGGCAAGACCTACTCAGACCCGAACAAAAATGGGCAGTTATTTTTCGATATTAATCCGGCTACCGGTGTCGGCAATCTGGCGGGGAATATCGATTACGGCACCGGTGTCGCTACAGTCACGGACTGGGCCGACGGTGCGAATACACTCACCTTGCAAAGCCTGTTAACAGAGCGCGGCAAGATTCCTGTCAGCCAGGTCACCTTCAGAATTCCGAACGCACCGATTCGTGTCGGGAGCTTGCAGATCAGAGCCACTAAAATCGACGGGACGTTACTCACGGCGACTGCAGATGCGCAAGGTGACATCCTCACGACTGACATGATCGGCTTCATTGAATACGAAACAGGCGTCGTTTCACTGTCTTTCGGCAATGAAGTGGTAGCGGCAGGCAATGAAAGTGAAGAGTGGTATGACCCCGCTGCCGTTGATGGTGAGGGAAACATCGTTGAGCCTGAGCTGGTGTTCGCAGAGACCATGCTTTATAACGCGGTTTCTCAGACCTTCTTACCCCTGGACTCTGACATTCTCGGACTTAACCCTGTCAGGCTGCCACAGGATGGCAGAATCCCTGTTTTTGCTGCTGGCGATGTTGTTGTCGTATTACATGACCAGGTTACATCGGGCACCTATTCAAATGCACAAGTGACTGACTTGGGCCGTGGGCGTATAGCCAAACTCAGTGTGAGGGACAGTGCCAATCAGGAAATCCTTGCGACTCGCTACACGGCCGATTTGGATGCCGGCACCATTACCTGGGACGATCTCTCGGGCGTATCTCAGCCCCTGACTATCACCGACCGAATAGAGGATATGGCAATCCTTACGGACGTGCAAATCAACGGCAAGCTCTCTCTGAGTCAGCCGCTTACCCACGAGTTCCCGGTCAATGAAACGTTGGTTTCCAATGCCATTGTGTATGGGGATCTGTTTGCCCGAACGTCCATCCCCTTTGATCAGCAGACCTGGACTAATGTCTGGAGTAACACTCTGATTGGCAGTAGCGTTGCCGCTCAGTACAACAACAGCCAATACCCGATTCAGGTGGATAACGCGAGTGCGATTCAGGAGCGTTGGGCGTTAATTTTCACAGGGCCATCAACAGTCAATGTGATTGGTGAGAATGTCGGCCAAATCCTAAGCAGCATCAGCATCGGCGTCGATATTGCACCTATCAATCCGAATACAGGTCAGCCTTATTTCACTATCCCAAATGAGGGGTGGGGTAGTGGCTGGTCGTCTGGCAACGTTTTACGCTTCAACACATTCGCAGCTAATGCGCCGGTCTGGATTATCCAGTCAGTCGGGCAGGGTGAGGAAACTGACGACGACTATACCTTCTGCCTCGAAGTCCGAGGCGATATCGACACGCCATAAATAAGGAACTGACATGGGAGATATCAGATTTTCAACGAATCTACGTAATGACCGGGCTCAGCAAGTGGTCGATGATTTGGATGCTGCCGCAACGCCCGGGTATATCGAATTCTACGGCGGTGGAAGCGGCCGACCTGCAGCAGGGGCGGCAGTCACTGACCAGACGCTGATTGCTATCTGCGAGCTATCCGACCCATCCGGAACGGTCTCCAATGGTGTGACCACCTTTAACCCCGTGAGTGATGAACTCTCGGCGCTGGCAGATGAGGATATTGAGTGGGCGAGAGCTTACGACGGCGATGATGTGTTTGTGATGGACTTAGGCTGTGGTTTAAATGGAAGCGGCAAATCCATCATCTTCAATACATTGACGGCTCGTATCGGCGGTGTGGTTCAGATTTTGAGTGGTTCGCTGACTGAGGGGAATGCTTGATGTCGATTCCTCAGAACGGACTAATTTTTCATCACAATATGTCATTGGTCGATGGAACAACACTTACGGCCGTGTTTGGACCAGATGCTGTAATAGAGGGGGCACCACCTCTGGTGGAGGGATACGCTGGTGCTGATGCAAGGCAGTTTCGGCTAGCCAATCAGCAGCGGTGCTATATCCCGTCAACAAGCTTGTTACCATCAAGCGGCTTTACACTCACAGCCGTTATGAAAAAACTCGCTGGGCAAGGGATTCAGGATTACGTCGTCATGGGCAAGGACGGATTCGGACAGGGTTGGGGCGTTTTTCTTCTAATTAACGATACTGGATATTACGCTTCGATCGTCTCGTCAAGCCCTCTAGCTCAACAGAGCGTTCCTGCAATATCTCCGTCAGTTCTTGACCAATTCCATATACTTACACTCAGGTATAGTCCAGGCAATTGGCTGGATCTAAGTGTGGATGAGAATATTGCCGCCAGCAGAAAAACAGGCACATTTACCGGTCTGAGAAGCTCATCATTTGGTTTTCAAATATCAGGTCACCCTAGTAGTAACCCTAACCTTTACGTCGATGGAGATCGTGGCGACATTTTGGGATGGTCAAGAGTATTTAGCGACCAAGAGGTTGAAGATCTCCATGATTATTTAGGTGCGCAACTGTTGATCAATGGTCAAATTGATGAAAATTTGGCTTCAGAAAGTTGGAAAGTTAGAGCTACTGCGGTATCAGATGGAACGCTCATATCGAGCGACACTGTTTCGAATGGTCCATTTTCTCTCAACATTCCAGTTTCGAAGGCTCAGCCCTTATATGTCACAGTCTCAGCGGATATTGGCGCACAATGGGAGCCCAATGCGACTGTTGCCGTTGATCAGAAAGCTTTCCCTACAGATCCGGTAACCTCGCCGTATTATTACAAAGCGAACTCTGCGGGCCAGACAGGCGCAACAGAGCCAATATGGCCATCAACACCGGGCAGTACGGTGCAAGATGGTGACATTACATGGGAATGTGTCGAAAGACTGATCCAACCCATAACCCACGGCCCACTAATCCCTTCATAAGGCGGCATCATGGCCTACACGCCGTCAACGACATTTAATTTCAGCGGCGGCAGTTACACACCGTCAACGACCTTTGATTTTTCCGATGCGCCGCCATCAGAAAACATTGGTGACATTGCTTCTACGCTTGATGATGCTGTTGGTTCATTTTCTGCTTCGGTTGCCCTGTATGGTGATATCTCAGCCTCATTGGATGACGCGGTTGGTGTGTTTGAGGGGCGAATTCACGTTGCAGGCATTATTGATGCTGTGCTGGATGATGTTACCGGCGAGTTTGTTGGTAACTTCGTCGACAATCAGGGCGTCCTCGATGCAGTACTTGATGACGTGGTCGGCGGAATTATCGGCAACTATGACTCAAACGTACAACGCTGGATAACAGCTGATCTGTTAAGTGAGTGGCAGGATACTGGTCAGGTCGATACCAAGTCACTGATGAGCCGTGATCAGGCAACGCGAACCGACCATAAGGCTGTCAGTGTTCAGCAGAACGGGTTAATTCTGATCACAGAAACGGACCTTGATACTGACCAGGCGAAAAGGCTGGACCATGCCGCCTGCAGTGCAGAGCAAAAAGGCACAAGCCTGCAGACCGTGGCCACTATGGTGAGAGAGCAGGGCATTAAGATTCACCGCGCTATGCTATCCGCCAATGAAACGGCGCTGAAACGACATATCGGCTCAGCTATGGTGGCTCAACAAATGACGAAGGTGTATCCGGATAGATGGCTTGCACCAATTCAGGATACCGCCAAAACCCAGACCGACTTCAAACGCCTGGTGTGGTTGGAGCCGCCTCCAGAGCATCGCTACACACCTCAGACAACATTCAGCTTCAGCGATAACGGTTACATACCTGACCCGGTATATGTCTGGGACTATGGCGAAACCGCCTATCTGGCGACTGGACACAACCTCGGTGTTGCCAGAAATGAGTTCAACAGCTACTGGCAGCGTGCCACTGACTTTCGTGACAAGCTCTGTTCAATTATCGAAATAGCCCGTCGGCCTCCACCAGGCAAAAGTCCATGGATTGATTTGCCGAGACCAGACCCTGATCCGGAGCCACCATCCGGCGAGACATTCGACGTACCCATTAGGGAGACCTACACCATGAATTTTGACGTCAGCGTGACCCTTGAGGATCTGACTGAGATTGATGTCGATAACATCAAGCTCGACTATGACCGTGACAGCTTTGCCTGGGTATTCAGTGCCGAGCTATTGGATGCTGCTCAGATACCTCTGATTAAGCCCTTGTCGGATGGCTCAGCCGTGAAGCTTATCGTGACGTTGAACAGCTATGTCTTCCATATTCTGGTCGAAAAGCTACCTCACCGGCGCCGGTTTGGAGAAAAGAGAACCACCATTTCCGGCCGTGGTCTCAGTGCCGAACTAGCAGCGCCTTACTACCAGGCCACTACCGGCATGCAGGGTGATTTGCTGGCGATTCAGCAGCTGGCAGCGCTGCATGTGCCGGCAGGGTGGACGCTGAACTGGCAGCATGTGACCTGGAACGTGCCGGGCGGTGCTTATTCCTACCAGAACCGGACACCGATTCAGGCTATCGCCGATATTGCTGACGCAGCCGGTGCATTCGTGCGGCCATCACGGGATAGCAAGGTGCTGGACGTGATTCCGGTTTATCCCGTACTGCCCTGGAGCTTCGGCTCAGTCTCGCTCGATGTGGCCATCCCCGAAGACATCATTGTCGAAGTCACGCACAGAGACACGTCCAGACAATATGCTAATGGCGTCTATGTGCATGGGGCAGAAATCGGCGGCGAGGTTGGATTTTGCCGTCTTAACGGCACCGCCGGTGACGTGCTGATGCAAACCTATTCAAACCCGTTAATGACTGATGTCGTCGGCATTCGAGCCCAGGGCGAGCGTCTGCTTGCCTCAGAGTTTACACAGCCGGACATCGAAGGCCTGACCGTACCCCTCGACAGCAGCACCATGCCATTGTTGGAAGTCGGCACCTTCATCGGCGCCACGATTGACGGTAACGAAACCCGGGGCATAGTTAACGCGCTGAGCCTGTCAGCCCGTCGCGACCCGCCAGAGATTTATCAGACCGTGCGTATCGGCGAAGACACAAACAACCAGTGGATTGCCTTCCAGACCTTACTGCCAAAAGACCCGCTACTGATTGGCACGCTGCAGAGCACCGATGGCAGCACGTCGGTAATGCAACTGATTGATGGTGGTGTGATGATTGTCCGCGGTACAGGCACTGTCGGTGAGAAGTATTACATCCGGTCAGGCCAGATTCAGGGCGAAGCGCCGAATATGACTCAGAGTGAGGTGGTTATTTAACCTTGCAAAGAATCTTCTAATTTATATTTCTCACGATAGATAGACTCATAATTGATGATGAATTTAGTTTTTTTACCGTTCAGTTCTACGAAGCTTTTTAGCCTCTGATATGCATGATTATTATCTGGCATTCTTACCTCGAATACTCTGATTTCTCCGCTTGAAGGAATAATCATAGTGTCATTGAGACCTGAAACCGCTGCAGACTCCCATCCACTAGGAACCAGGACATTAAGTAGTTCCATTATTTGCTCAATGCCTGTTCCTGGCACCTCAGTGCCATCGTAAAGTATTGAATGAGACCTTATAATCGCTGGGCCATGCCCGTTATTGTGGACTTTTACGTCAAAAAATACATACGGTTTATTTGTAAAGGTATAGCTGAGTGATAGGTAGGGGGCTGTGGTCATTCTGTTCTCTTCTCTGGAGATATTAATCTGCCAAACGGTAAGACCTAAAGCGCAGAATGATGTGACTGCAGTTGCAGAGTAAAAAATCACTTCTGAAGTGATGCCTTCGCCGGGAATGACTGTCAGCCATGCGATTACCAACACGCCAATAAATATCCCTACAAGTAATGCAATTCCTGTAATTAGGTGGTTCATTACCAGCGCGACTGTTTCGAGTATGTAGCAAAGGCTCTAAAAGCGAAGATGATGGATAACCCAAGAAGCATAATCGGGATCAGGTAGACGAGCCAACCAATACTGCCGATGAAAGCATTGGCAATCACATCTTTATCTACTGGGTGATTGTAAGCATAGGCCCAACGATAGGCGTAGCTTGATAGAACCAGAAAGATAACTGAGACAACCACGCCAAATTTCCAGCTGTAGCCGGTCAACTCTAACAACATGTCGATGAATTTCTCTGAGGGCTTAATCCGTTTTGCCATGTAATTTAATCCTTACTTGGTTTGTCCGTGTGGTTTGGGAGTCCTGGTTGCACACTAGTGAAAGGTGATTGTTTTGTGTCGTAATAGTCGATACTGTTCACTTTGAAGCGATTATTTAGAATTTCTTTGTAGTCGAGCTCGACATCTCTTCTATGTGTGTGTTTTGGCCGTGCTAATGACTTGGATATTTGTCCTGAGTATTGCTTTTGAGTTTTGTCATTAAGTGTTTCAAATTCATTATTAAATTTGCGTGACACTTCAACAAATGACTTGTATACCTTTCCAAAAAGTGGGGTGTCTATTGCTAGTTCATACGCATAAGTTCGAATGAATTCACCTAAAAACTCCCTGCTACCGTAAATCGAGAGCCATGAGCCAGACTTACCAGCCTTGAGGCTTGCTACTAACTCTTCAAGAGCCGCTAGCATTGATTTGCTATCAATTTCACCTGAGTCTCTGATCTGTCCCAATAGGTTTATTATTTCGTCGAACAGATCCGGTAAACGACTTTCATCAAAGTACTGCTGGAATGTCTCTTCGAAATCGATACCCGAAGTTGTGTTGTCTTCATGCGTGAATTGATAAGCTTCAAGTTGTTTATTGACCTCAATAATCGTACGCATCAGAGCTTCAGGTTTTATGGCATTATTTGTGTATCTCTCAAGGGCGCCATTGAGGTTTTTGAGCCAAGCAGGCTTGTCAGGTTGAGCAAGTAAGTCGAGAAGAGTTTGAGACGAGGATAAACAGCGCTCAGCTTCAACTTTCTTTGCTTGATCATTCTTGTTGACAAACGTGACAACCAGGTTTGCAACGTTATTTTTTAGTTTGCTGTGTTTGTCAGTGATTGTACGGGCGACTTTTTCATGGGTTTGTTCAGGCATTACTGGTGTCCTCTCACTGCAGCCAAACCGGCAGCGGCAGGTAGTCCTTAAAGTCCGTTACCTTCCCATCTCGATTAACCGTGATCACTTTTTCTGAGCGAACATAGCCGCCATAGGCATTAGTGGCTCGGTAGTTAATGAGAGTTTTGTGCTCGCCTATACCGTTGAAGGTTTGAACCCATTCCAGATCTTTGAGCGAGTCGGGGTCTCTGAGTGCTTCGTCGAGATAGTTGAGGGTCGCCTTCTTTACTTCATCTGGGGTTTCAACTTCGTCCCACAGGTCTTTTTCAGAAAGCTTTGTTGACCCTGATTCGCCAGGCAAAGTAGAGACGTGCCTTTCTATGGTTTGATTGGCTTGTTGCTCCTGCTTTAATCGCAGTTGCTCGGCCATGCGTTCCTGTTCGATACGGTGCCGGCGCTCGGTTTCAGTTTCTTTTGCCCATTCTGTGTTTTGGTCATCTGCACAAGGCTGAGCCTGAAAACTGGTGTTACCGAGTGAGTCTGAGCATTTGTAAATCTCAGCAAAGGCACTGCCAGAGCAAGCCACTGAAAAGAGAAAAATTGCCTGTTTAAGCATAAAAACACTCCGTGTTATTGAATTTTTCGTATTACCTGCAGAATGAGTTGCTTTGATTCCTCATCCAGTGAGCGAAAAAGCTGAAGGAGCTCGTACTCTTCTGAGTTTTTATCGACCGGTGTCGTATAAAGTGGACTGCTGGTATCGGCTATGACATCAGGTAATGAGTTGGGCAGAGCGAAGAGCTCAAGGCGGTCATTCATACTGACCAGTCCGGCGCCAGAGAGCAGCCCATCTTTTTTACTATCACCCAGAAGTTCGTATGTGCCGAGCTCACCATTCACTAAGCTATTCATAGCTTCTTGTGAAATCGTAGTCATCATGAAAGCGCTTGCATGCAGGGCGGCTTCAGAAATTGCTTTGACTCCTGCGGGTGATAGAACTTCGATAGCCGTATATTCGATAAAGCCACTTCGGGCTCTTTGGAAAGCTGATGCCATCGTCAGCACGATGGCAGTTCGGTCGGTATCGTCAACAATATAGGCAGTCCAGGCCTCCTGGGCGAGGAGGTCTTCCAACACGTCAGCACATTCACCGTCATGTTCAAGCTTTGCCAGTCGATAAGGTGAGCCTTTACCCTCTGTTAACCACAAAAATGAAGCGTTTTCGCATTTCGAAATGATGCTGAGAACGTTCTCGCTCGGTTCAGCGGTCTGATCCTTGATGTGCTTTACCGTATCGCGAGCTATACCCATGCCGCCAAGCCATGTGTGATGGGCTCTGTCCTTTCTTAGATACTCAATACGATCAAAGAGTGAACTCATAAGTAATAAAATAATTCCTAAAATGTGTTGACTTAGTAATTAAGCCCATTTAAAGTACATAAAAAGTTACTAAGTAACTAATCACTTACTTAAGCGGGGAGTCTATCACATGTCTACTAACAGCAAATCTGAAACAGGTCGCTTAACTGCTGATGTGCCACTGACGCTAGCGCGAAGAGTGAAATCTAAGGCCGCTGAATTAGGAAAAACGAAAAACGAGTTTGTCGGTGAGGGCATGGAGCTGTACCTGAAACAGTTAGAGAAACAACAACCAGCCGCATAGGAATAGTGGTCAAGCAGGGCGGCAACCCTGCCTGACCGGTTGAGGCTGGCTTTTCCGTACCTTTTACCTCTGAGCTTTCGCTCAAGGTCAATCATAGCCAGCCCCTTTTAGAGAGCAAGTCGAAAGTAGGGGCAAAACGACATGGCCAACATGTTCGATCCGATAGAGCAGGCGAGTTACGACCTGGTCCATGATTTCAAAGGCGGTGCCGCCAGACTGGCACCGCTGGCGAATATGAATGCGGGCACCTTGCAGCACAAGGTCAACCCGACGATGGAAACCCATCACCTTCACCTTAAAGAATCCGTCAGCCTGATGAATGCAACACAGGACTTCCGCCTGCTGCATGCCGTCAGCGCTCAGCTGGGTTTTGTCTGTGTGCCTACCGGCAAGTATCAAGATGTTTCTGATGTGGAGTTTCTGACGCTCTACACCGCCGCTATGAAAGAGGTCGGCGACCTATCTAAAGCCATTCAGGATGCCTTTGCGGATAAACGCATCACACAAAAGGAAGTGAAACGTGTCCGCCGTGAAGCGTTGGAAGCGGTTGCAGCACTGGCTGAACTGCCAGCCCGACTGGAGGCCATGAGCGATGAGTAAGTTATTTCGCCTCCTGAATCCAAAAATCGGCCTCAATGCTAATCAGCGTGTGTGGCTTGAACTCGGCCAGAGCCTGCCCATCGGTAAGGGCCGTGCCTACCGTCTACTCAACATCCGTTCGGGTGAGAAAACCCAGCCTGCGTTCGCTGAGGAAATCTTCGGACACACGATGAAATACCACGACATCGAGGACGGCCACTGGCGCTGTGAAACAGTGCGCGAGGGCTATCTCGAAATCATTCCCAAAGCAGTGCGTTATGACCAATCCGGCCGTGTTGATGCGGTGCTGGTTGATTTGTTACTGACACCGGCCTCAATGGTCTCGGGTCAGGTTTAACCCCCGATCGTCTTTTTCAGCTTCAGCGATCGGGCTTTTTATACAAGGGGTGCGTTATGGAAACAATGGAGAGGTATCTGACCCAGCAGGAAGAGCGGCAGCTGCTCAACACTGTGGCTCGGGTGAATGATGTTTACGCCAAAAGAGACTATGCCTGGATGCGTCTGCTACGGCATACCGGCCTGCGTATTGGCTCCTGTGCGGCTTTGACTGTAGACGATGCACAAGAGGGTATCGCTACCGGTAACCTGCCGGTTAACCCTGAGTTTGCCAAGCGTGGCAAAGGTGGCCATGTGCCACTGAACAAGGCTGCCCGTCAGGCGCTCACTGATCTGCTCAAAATTCGCCGTGAAATGGGGCATGAAAAGGATATGCAAGGCCGCCTGATTATGGGGCGTAAACACCGGGGTTTGAGTGTTCGCAGCTTTCAGGCGCGTATGCAGCACTGGCGTGATGAAGCAGACCTGCCTGTTGATGTGTCGCCTCACTGGTTCCGTCATACCCTCGGTGTTCGCATCATGCAGCATTCCACCGCAGCCAACCCGTTGGGCGTCGTTCAGCGCGTGTTACTGCACAGCAATATTGCCTCTACTGGCATCTACACCCGACCTTCGAAAGAAGATGTTCAGCTCTCACTGGAGGCGGCGTCATGAGTGATTTAACACTTAGGCAGTTGCAAACACAGTTGCCATGGACTGTTCATTATCACCGCGATTTTCGTTCTTCATCCATGAGCCATAAGGACTTCGGTCATGCGCTGCTCCATGTTCAGAAAGCTGCAGGAAAACTCGCTGCGGTAGTCAATGACGCTGAGCATGGAGGTAGTGATTTTAAAGCTGAAGAGGTTGACCGGTACGTTGCTGATCTAGTGGTTTGCGCTTTGCGAATGGCTAACACCTGTCCAGGCAGAACTATCGATCTACAACGAGCTGTTGAAAGCAGGATTGAAACCAAAAACGAAGCCGAGCTAGCAAGGGAGCAGCAATGAACCGCGAAAACCGCTACCTGGTGTTAAAACACACCGATATCACTGCTGGCCTGAGCATGGCCCAGCGCAAAATCCTCGAATCACTGGCTGACATGGTCGCCGACCGTCGTTCTATCGAAGGCAAACACATGCTGCAAGCGGTCGTTATCGAATCTGACTGGCCGGAATACGAGCCTGTCTGGCGTATGTTGGCGCGTCGTGTTGAGCCTTGGGCGCCGCCGACACCAGAGCAAAAGGCTGGGGCGATGGCGCTGCTGCAGCACCACGCCACCATAACGGCCTACCTGAAAGGTAAAGGCGTTTTTGAGGTCAGCCTTTCTCAGGGTAATTACCTGCTCAATGTGGCTGGCAACTGCCCCAAGTCCGGCGCGTTGCTGAACAAAACCGACCTGCAGCGGTTTATCGATGAGCTGCAGGTTCTCTGCGATGCGATGTCGCCTGCGAATCAGAAGAGGGCACACGCATGAGCGTATTCATTTTGTTTTTACTAAGCGTTGCCTATCTCGTTATTGGGCAGGTTTTTCTGCTGAGTTGTGATCTGGAACTGCGCACGGTTTGCCGCCGTATTTGGGCTAACAGCTGGCTGTATGTCTTCGCCTCAGTTGTCTGGCCGCTGACTTGCCTATGGATTAGAGCTAAATGGCTACGCAAACAAAAAAACGCCGGGTCAATCTGAGCGCCTTACCGCCGGAACGTAAGCGGGCAGCGCGAGATTACCTGGCAGACAAACAGCCGGAGACGCTGAAGCTTATCGAGTCGGATTTTTTCCAGACCTTGCGGGATGAGTTCCCCAACGGGTCAGTCATCGTAGAAATTGAAGTGGAGTCGAAATGAGCACAAGGAAACTAGAGCAAATCAAGGATCAGGCACGACGCCTGTTATCAGAGGAAGGGTATTTAACGGCTACACAACTCGCATCATTGTCGAGCCCGCCTGTCAGCTCTGCTTCTATGGCCATTGCGCTTAACCAGCTCTTTTCAGAAGGCGAGGTTCGCCACAGCCCCGGCAATGGCTGGACATTGGTTCACAGCGGAGGTGAAGGCGATGCAGTCGAGGCTTGAGTCACTTCTTGAGGCCTTTGCCAATATTGGTACTGGCATGCTGGTTTCATTCACTCTGGGGATGATTGTTTACCCGTGGTTTGGCTTTAACGTCACACCGACTCAGAACGTCTGGATTGTCGTTATCTTCACCACCGTATCGTTGCTGCGCTCTTACCTGTGGCGTCGCTGGTTTAACCGTCAACTCGTTCGGAGGGTTAGCCGTGGCCTCCGTTGAAGAACTCAAGCAGCGTATTGACCTGCACGACTTAGCTAACCGTCTTGGCCTGTCCCGTCCGGGTGACCGTGGCAACTACCGCAGCCCGCACCATGACGACAAGTCTCCATCGCTGTCGATATTCGAAAAGGGTGGCGTCTGGCGCTGGAAGGACCATTCACAAGACACCGGCGGCAGCTGCATTGACCTGGTCTGTTACGTTAAGGAAATGGAAGTCGCCGAGGCGATTGTCTATCTCCATGACCTTTACGGCCTGCCTTTAGACCGTCAGAACAGCAATCAGCCACGTGAGCCTAAATCGCTTGCCGAGCATATCGCTGACAAGTGCTTCGAAAAAGCCGAAGAAGCAGTCCGTTACCTCACTGGTCGTGGCATTGGCGAAGACATTGTTCGCGCTGCTATCAAGCGTCGTGCTATTGGCTGGAATGATTGGACCAGTAACAAAATCGAACCCGGTAATTTCGGTCATGGCGGCCCAGCCTGTGCCTTTATCGTGCGTACTGTTAATCCGGGGCGCGTTGTCGCTGTGGATATGCGTTATGAAGATAAGGATCTGAACGGTGGCACTAAAACACAGTGTCAGGGCGAGAAGTACGGTTATGTCTGGTACAACGACCTGCAGGCGCTGAAAAAGGCGCACACCGTTTACGTGGTCGAGTCACCGATTAATGCCCTGTCTATCGAGACTGCTGGCCTTCGTGGCGTCGCTGCGGTTGCCGTTCGTGGTGTGAATGTCGCCCCGATTGACTGGTCATTCCTTAGCGGTAAAAAGGTGCTGCTTTGCTTCGACAACGATGAGCCGAATGAAAAAGGCCTTCGCCCGGGTGCGTCAGCGGCCTGGAAGCTGCACGAAATTCTGTTAGGCATGAATATCTCGTCGTTGTTGGTGGATCAGCTTGATTGGGAACACAACGACGTTAACGATATTCTGCAGAAAGAAGGGCCGGAGGCTCTTATCTCTCATCTGAGAAAGATCGAGCCGTGGATTATTCCCGGTCTGCCGGGTAAAGAAAGCGTCGGTAAGTCTCGAGTCTATCTGCCGCCGCACGATTTCAGCCAGTACTGGCGTTACCGGGCGAAAGACGACTTCACCACCTTTGTAAAAGAGAAGAAAACCGAAAAGCAGGAAGACGGCTCTGAAGTAGAGCGTGAAGAATTTTCCGATCTCTCCGGCTTCCGTGTAGCGGGTATTTCACGTGTCACGATTGCCAGTGCAACGGCGACCATGACCGGCGAAGAAGATGCCCAGCCGAACACCGTTTTCTCTGTATCAGTTCAAATGCCACGCCACGGTAATAAGCTGGTCAGACGGGTATTTGAAGACGAAAAACTGCACAACCTCGACCAGTGGCGCAAGTTCGGGCCGGTATTCAATCAGTCTGCCTTTTCACGCATGGTGACACTCATGGAACGGGCTGCTGATGTCGGTTCTCGTAATGCGGCGAACTTTGTCGGTTTGTGCTGGCGCGATGGAAAGCTTATTGTAAATGAAGGGCCGGACTGTTACTTCATGGATCCGGAGAAACAGTGCCCATATCACAATCTCACTTTTCCTTCGGGGTCGAACATGGATGGTCGACAAGTGTTAGAAGCCTATCAGCAAACCTTCGCCAGTAATGCGGCGTCGATGCTACTCGTCTGGGGCCTTGGTGGTCACCTGAAGACGTTGCTCGGCTTCTGGCCACATATGACACTGCAGGCCGATAAAGGCGCGGGTAAATCGACCCTGATTAAACGCCTAGAGCGCTCGCTCGGTTTTACCATGTTCTCCGGTCAATCTCTGCAGACAGAGTTTCGTCTGCTGACATCCATATCGCACACGTCTCATCTGGTCGGCTGGGAAGAGCTCTCAGCGCGTCGCCAGGATGTGATCGATAAGGCTGTGGCCATGCTACAGGAAAACTATCAGTACACCGTCAGCCGTCGTGGATCTGACATGACGGAATATGTCCTATCAGCACCGGTTTTGCTTGCGGGTGAAGACGTGCCGGTGCGAAGCCTGACCGGGAAAATCGTTCGGACGGATCTGACTGGTAAGAAAGGGCCAATGATGCCCGAAGACCTGCCACGGTTCCCTGTGCGTCAGTGGCTGGGATTTCTATCTCAAAAGTCACGTTATGAAGTGACTGAAACCTACAAGAAAGCCAGACAGTTCTGCCTTGATAACTGCAGAGCAACCAAAGACGATAACGGTGCTCTGCGTATGGCCGGCAACTATGCCGCTGTGATGACTGCCTGGTCGCTACTTTGTGAGTTTGTCGATATCCCCGTCGAGTCAGGCAACTTTGTCCGTGACTGCCTGGCTGAAATGAACAGCCATATCAGCGAAACCAGCTCCGATCGTGAGCCGTGGGTCATGATTCTCGAAACCATCCTGTCTGAAATTGATAGCGGTAATTACCGCCATCCGTTCAAGTTCGACGAAGTGCGTCAGGTTGCCGGTGAAGATGGCCAGAACTGCCTGATCATCCGTACCAGTCACATTATGGACCATATCAGTCACACCCCTGCATTGCGTGAGAAGTGGAACTCGCTCTCGGTGAAATCTGACCGCGTATTCAAACGCCAATGCATACAGGCCGGGGTGATCTACAAGGACGACGTCGAGAAGGTCATAGGCACTAAGCGCGTCTGTCACATGGTCGCCTTCAACATCAAAGAACTACAGAAGTTCGGGCTCTATACCTCAGAGCCTGAGTATTACAACGTGCAATAAGCCATTAGGGGAAAGGTATGTGCAAGGAAATTAATGAGCAAAGAGTGAAGCATGCAGCTCGTGTACTTGGTGTATCTGAGGACCATGAAATTGTGTTCCTGGCTAACACAGAGTTTCAGTTCATACGGGATTCAGAGCTTGTCATCGATGAGTTGCGGGATGACTGCGGAGAGCTTGATTTCACTCTGTTCAATGAAGATGAGGTCATGGCCGCCGTTGAGTCAGCAAGCGTCACAGTAAAACTGCCAGATAACTTAAGAATCGTCGGGTTAGCAAAGCCAGACTCAGGCAAACGGGTTTATGGGGTAGTTGATTTTACCGGATTAGTTTAAGCGATTACGTGAGACCCCAGCCGGCGGAGGGGAGCAATATCACCGGCAGCATGGGCAGTTGACTCTCCACGAGTAACACCTTCCAACTGTGACCATGCCGACTGGCCGGCGCAAGCGGCCAAACAAAAAACCAAACAAGGAGTTAAAGGTATGTTGATTTTGACTAGAAGAGTAGGCGAGAGCCTGATTATTGGTGACGACGTGGTCGTGAATGTCCTCGGCGTTAAAGGTAACCAGGTTCGTATCGGCGTCGATGCACCGAAGGATGTGACCGTGCATCGAGAGGAAATTTACGACCGTATTCAAGCCGAAAAAGACCAACCAAACGATTAAGGGGTAAGCCATGACAGTAGAAGTATTAGAACTCACCACTGAACAGCGTGTAACAGAGCTGGAAAACCAACTTTACGCCATTCATATGGACCATAAATACAAACCGCACGACGAGAAAATCAAGCGGGTTACCTACGAGCAATACGCTGAGGCCGTCGTCAAATTGTTCAAGCTGGCAAAAATGAATTGTGGTGGCTCGTATTACGCCGCGCAGGTGTTGCTGAGCTTATACAACGGCAGTGAGTTTCACGTCGATTTAGCCCATGTTGCCGGTGGTCTGGACGGTAATTATCTGGATGCTGTGCTTGTGGCCATTAAAGGGCGTGGGATTTTGATGAAAGAACCTCATGAGGTCATCAAGGATGGTTCGGAACACTTCCGTAAGCTCTGGCGTAATTGGGAAAAAGAGCTTCATATCAATCATCGTTACCAGTGAGGGCGCAGATGAAAAACAAATTGACTGATTTGAACGATTATCTGTTTCTCCAGTTAGAACGGTTAGATGACGAAGGCCTGAAAGGTGAAGATTTGAAGGCTGAAATTGACCGAAGCAAGGCAATAACTGGTGTTGCTGAGAAAGTTATCGCCAATGCCAGTTTGGCACTGGAGGCTCAAAAGTTTAGGGTCGATTTTGGCGGAACTCCGCATTCTGATATGCCGAAGATGTTGGAGAACTCATGACTAGAAAAGACCTGTTGAGTATCACGCCTGAAATGCATGCTTACATCGAAAAGCGTGCAGCCATGCCACGTCGTCAGCTCAAGGACGAGCTTAACCGAGAGTTTGGGCTCAGCCTCAGCTATGAGCAGGTTAGGGGCTACTGCAAACGAAACAAAATCATGACCGGAAGGGATGGTCGGTTCTATGAGGGACAAGCCAAAATACCCGGTTCGGGCGCCAAAGGGCCATCCAAAACATCGTTTGTAAAAGGGCAGAAGCCATATAACTATGCGCCGATAGGCAGCCTCAGGACTCATAGTGAGGGTTATCACCAGGTTAAAGTCACTGAGACAGGTTATCCCCCTCGCGATTGGGTGTTTGTTCATCGGCTGTTATGGGAGGAGCATAACGGCCCGATTCCACCTGGTCATAAAGTGCTGTTTATCGATGGCAACCCCGACAATATAACGATTGAGAATCTCACAATGGTGAGCAACGGGGAACTCGCCGTTATCAATAAACGCCAGTATCGCTCAGTCATACCTGAGGCGCGTTTAGCGGCAATCAATCTGGGCAGGCTAATTCACCGTATCGCCCAGCGAAGCAAGGCCGCTAATCAATGATTTCGCGCCTCGAACCCCCTTCAAGTATGTCGGCGATTCGCCTGATCGGGACGTGCTACACCTGTGTGCGTTTTGCCTGCTTGCAGCCCAAACACGCTGAGCAGTTCCCGGACCAAGGTTGTCGTGAAGGTTGGACTAATGGCGAGGTTATCCAGGACATCGATGAGCACTGGCCTTGCCCGGAGTGTGACGAGATTATATTTATCGAGACAGCCAGCCATCACCAGTGCGGAGAAGCTGCGTAGTGCTCGAGCGCTTTCTACCGACGGTCATCATCATTATTCAGGCGTGTTCTGCCGTGCCTTACTTTTACATCGGTGACTGGCGGAAGGGGCTGTATTGGGTGTTCGCTACGGGTTTGACGATCGTGGTGACGTATTGATGTCTGGTACCGAGGAAATAACTGTCGAATCGGTAGGGGGAATCGACGTAGAACCCACGATAGAAATGTTGTTACCTCTCATAGGTAAGCATCTGGAAAGACAACAAGAATTAAAACAACAGAATGAACAAACAAGCCGCCATTTACCTACGATCGAGCAAGGACAGGAACGATGTCAGTATCGCCGCTCAGCGTCGTGACCTGCAGGCGCTGGCCATGCAAAAAGGGCTTGTTATCGTCGAGGAGTTCAGCGACGCAGTAGAGTCGGGTAAGTCGGAGAATCGACCCGGCTTTCAGGCGTTATATTCAGCACTAAAATCAAATAACCGCGGCTGGGATTCGATTTTAATGTTGGACACCAGCCGGCTTTCTCGCCGGCAGTATATTTCCCACTTCTTCGAACACGAGGCTGAAAAGCAGGGTGTTCATATCATTTACAAAAGCTTCCCGGATGCAGACCCGATCAGCTCGATGATGCTGAAATCCATCCTGCAGGCGATGGATCAGTGGCATTCAATGATCAGCCGGCAGAAAGGTCTGGCCGGTATGGCCGAGAACGTAAAGCAGGGTTTTCGTGCTGGCGGTAGTGCACCTCGAGGCTATTCCCTCGAGAAAGTGACGACCGGTGCTGTTCGGGACGGTAAGCCGGTGACAAAGTCACGCCTGGTTAAAAATGAAGATGCATTTCTGATTGGTGAATATTTGAAAGGCCGTGCACAGGGCGTCGGTCGACGCATTCTGATTCGACGGCTCAATATTCCCTGGGCAGAATCGACCATGATTTCCACTGAGTGGAATGCGTTGACCTATGCTGGCCATACGGTATGGAATGTTCATTCAGAACGGCACGAAGGCAAAGCCAAAGGCGGGAAGAAACGCCGGCCTCGTGAAGAGTGGCAGATTAACAAGAACACGCACGATGCCATTATCAGCGAGGAAGAGGCGGAGATTATTCTGCGTCAGCTCGATATGAGCAAACTGAGCAGCCCACGCAGAACGCCGGCGAAATACTTGCTGACAGGTATTCTGCAGGATAGTGACGGTCGTGCCTGGTTCGGTGATCAACGTAAATACTATCGGTCACGTGATGGCCGTGGCATCCGGATCCGATGCGAACGGTTCGATAACGCCTTTATGAAGAAGCTGCAGAAGGATCTGTCGTCTGCATCCTTCGTTTCACAGCTCACACGCAAGGCAAAGCAGCTGGTCACCAAAAAACGCCAGTCAAAAGCGCCAATGCTCAAACGTGAGATTAACCAGGTTAACCAGAAGATCACAAAGGTCATGGATCTCATGACCGAGTCCACCAATACAGCACCATTTATGAGGACGGTTCACGAGCTCGAAGACAAGCGGTCTCTGCTGCTTGAAAAGCTTCAGGAAGTGGAACGGGAAGACTTAGCCGTTAAATCTGTCCAGGAGTTGACAGAGTTCGACGTAAAACGCGCTCTGGATTCGTTGCTTAAGGAGCTGGAAAACTCTGACCGTGAATCACTGAAAGACTTCATTCAGCGCGTGGTCAAACGGGTGGTGGTGGATGATGAAGAGAACACCAGAATGACGATACATTATCGTATCGTCAGCCCTGGGTTTAGTTTGGCGTCCCCAAGGGGATTCGAACCCCTGTTACCGCCGTGA